GCGTATAACGAGCGCACTCGGAGCTTTAGGGCGTCGCCTGTGCATGATTGGTCGTCGCATGCTGCGGATGCTTTTAGGTATTTGGCAGTCGGCATTCGAGAGGATCGAGGACGCATGGTTGCGCCTCAAGCAAAAGCGGTGATGGATTATGATCCATTTGCGGCGTAGGAGATAGAGTATGGGATTTTTTGATCGTCTGAAAGAGGCCTTTGGCGGTGGTGGTGATAATGACACCAAGACAACAACGGGTACTTCAACGGGTGGCCGGGGTTCTGAGGCAGAACAATTCGAAAAGAACTCGGCGGTTGATGATGTTTTGATGGACTTGGGTCTTAAAGACAAAAACGTTGCTTACTATAGAGACCTCAAGTCGCGGCAAGACAAGTCGATGTCACTTCTGACGGCTGGCAGCGACGACGATGGCCCCAGCCGCACTGTTACAGAAGAGCCTGAGGAAGAGGAAGAAGCGACAGACGAAACCACTGTTATAGATATAGTTGCCGAGGTGCCTGAAGCGCCTACGACTGTGCGTCGGCGTCGTCCTCCCCCTCCGCCTAAGCCTGATCCCGTTTATAAGGGGCGTCGCATTGAGCCGCCTGCCGGGCAGACTGAGAGCGAGGCGATGGAGGCGGGCCAGCGCGGTCGCAAGTCCACGATTGCCACGTCTCCGACTGGGTTGCTGGGCGAGCCTGAGGTGCGTCGTCGTTCATTGATGGGCGGTTTGATTTCATGAACATTCCTCAGGGCATAGCTGGCATGATGGGCAAGATGTCGTCTCAGCCTGCCAAGACGAAGATGTTTGAGACTGTTGATCCGCTTGAGCGGTTGCAGCAGCGCATTGCTGGCAAGACGTTGGGCGGTGCGTTGGATGGTGTTAAGAAAAAGAAAGACAGCAGTCTTTTGAATATGTATGGGAATATGTGATGGCACAGGTATCACCGATTGTTACGCAGCTTGAGCGACGTTATCGGACGTTGCAGTCTCAGCGGTCAAACTGGGAGAAGCACTGGCAGGAGCTGGCGGATTATATGTTGCCGCGCAAAGCTGACATTACGAAAAGACGGACGCAGGGTGATAAGCGAACTGAGCTGATTTATGACGGGACTGCCATTCATGCTGTCGAGCTGCTGGCGTCGTCACTGCATGGAATGCTGACATCGCCAAGCACGCCTTGGTTTTCGATGCGGTATCGTGATCCTATGTTGCAGCGTAATGATGCGGCGAATGAGTGGCTAGAGCTGTGCTTGGATCAGATGTACCAGGCGTTCAATCGGTCTAACTTCCAGCAAGAAATCCATGAGCTGTACTATGACTTGGTGGTGTTTGGCACTGCTGCGTTTTACGTTGAGAGCGATCAAGATGGTTTGCGGTTTAGTTCTCGTCATATTGCGGAGATTTTGATTGCCGAAGACGCTGAGGGCCGGGTTGATACGGTGTATCGCAAGTTTAAGATGTCTGCCCGCGCGATTGCACAACGTTTTGGCGAAACATCCTTGCCAAGAGCCATTGCAGCTGACCTGAAGGGTGATCCTTATAAAGAGCATGACGTAATTCACGCTGTCTTTCCTCGTGGCGAAACAAAAGGCAAGACCGCAAAAGGTAAGGCGATTGCGTCTGTGTATTACCATCAGGACAGCAAGCACTTATTGAGCGAGAGCGGCTTTGACGATTTCCCATTTATGGTGCCGCGATTTGTCAAGGACAGCGTCAGCACTTATGGGCGTTCGCCTGCCATGACTGCCTTGCCTGATGTAAAGATGGTCAACAAGATGTCTGAGGTGACAATTCGCGCAGCTCAGAAGCAGATTGACCCGCCCCTAATGGTTCCTGACGATGGCTTTATGATGCCTATACGGACAACCCCGGGGTCATTGAATTTCTATAGGTCTGGTACGCGAGATCGCATGGAGCCGCTGAATATCGGTGCTAACAATCCATTGGGTTTGAATATGGAAGAGCAGCGCCGTAATGCAATTCGGCAGGCGTTCTATGTTGATCAGTTATTGTTGGGTCAAGGGCCAACGATGACGGCGACAGAAGTTTTGCAGCGAAACGAAGAGAAAATGCGTCTGCTTGGTCCTGTACTGGGTCGGCTGCAAGCGGAGCTGCTCCAACCGCTCATCTCTAGATCGTTTGCGCTGCTCCTCAGGGACGGGCTCCTCCCAGCCGCCCCTGAGGAACTACAAGGTCAGGACATTGACATTGAATACGTTAGCCCGCTGGCGAAGGCCCAGAAGCTCACTGACTTGCAGTCTGTCCTGCGTGGGTTTGAGATACTGTCTCAAGTTGGTGAGATTGCGCCTGTCCAAGACTACATTGATCCTGACAAGATGGTTCAGTATTTGGTTGAGACAACTGGCATGCCTGCCCGCGTGATACGCGGCGAGGAAGAGATTGCGCGTTTGCGTAGGCAGCAGGCGCAGGCAATGGAAGCGCAGGCGTCAGTTGAGAGAGAAATGATGGACGCTGACATTGCGCAGAAAACAGCGCCACTTGTTAAAGCGATACAGGGATGAAGAAGGTCGAAGAATTAAAACTGGCATACCGTCGTACATTTAACAGCGACGACGGTCAGGAAGTATTGAGTGATCTTAAAAAGCGGTTTGCTTTTGAGACAACCACGTTTTCGGGCGATCCATATCAATCAGCATTTAATGAAGGGCAGCGAGCAGCTGTGCTGCTGATCGTCCGTATGCTGTCCGAAGAGAAGGAAAGACCATGAGCGAAGAGGCAACCCCAGATGTAGGGTCTCAAGAAGTCGCAAGCGAGGCTGTTGCTGCGAGTGCGGCACCAGTTAGTTTTCTAGAAAGTTTACCAGAAGAGCTGCGCAATGAGCCAAGCTTGCGCACGTTTACCGATCCCGGAGCATTGGCAAAAAGTTATGTAAACGCCCAGCGCATGATTGGTGCTGACAAGGTGCCACTGCCGGGCAAGAGCGCGACAGATGACGAGTGGCGTGCAGTTTATCAAAAGTTGGGCGCACCAGCAGACCCCAGCGAATATGACATCAATTTCAACACGGCAACGCTGAATGATGCGCAGATGGACAACTTGCGATCAACGTTACACAACGCCGGGCTGACAAATAGGCAGGCCCAAGCCTTTGCCGATTTCTTAGACAATTCGTTCACAGAGGGCATGAGCGAGCGCGAGAGCGCGATTGAAGACGCTCGGTATCAGGGCGAGCAAGAGTTGCGTCAAGAGTTTGGCAAAGCGTTTGAACAGAAGGTGGGGCGTGCGCAGCAAGCTGCAAATTACTTGCTGGGTGGCACAGAGATGTTTGACAGCATTGAGCTTTCTGACGGTCGTCTTTTGGGCGATCACCCTGACGTTGTTCGCATGTTTGCAGCTCTTGCTGACCAGATTGGCGAGGACACAATTGAGGGTCAAACAACTGAGCTGATCATGACGCCAGAAGAGGCATCACGTCAAATTGCAGAGATGACTAGACGAGATGGCCCATATTGGGATAAGATGCACCCAGAGCATGAAACTTACATAGGTGAAGTTTTGCGCCTCAGAGAGTATCTGTAGTGGATAACCGCCAGGCCCACATGCAAGCTTGTAAGTCAAGCGGAGTAGCTGCCCTAAGCAGTAGCACGGCCCCGGAAGGGACAACCAAGCGCAGCATCAAACTGAAACTTAGCTAGGAGGTGACGATATGTCTACTCAAGTAACTACAGCTTTTGTCAATCAGTTTTCAGCAAACATCCAGATGCTATCACAGCAAATGGGTTCTCTGCTGCGTAATGCGGTAGATGTTGAAAGCGTAAACGGCGAAAAAGCTTTCTTTGATCAAGTTGGTTCAGCGGCAGCGCAATTGCGCACAACCCGCCACGCCGACACTCCATTGATCGACACACCACACTCACGCCGCATGGTCACAATGTCTGACTATGAGTATGCAGACTTGATCGACGATCAGGACAAAATTCGCATGCTTGTTGATCCGACATCAACATACTCACGCGCAGCGGCTGCTGCGATGGGTCGTGCTATGGATGACGTGATCATCACAGCCGCTTTGGGCGATGCGTCCACAGGCAAAGACGGCTCAACAACAACAACGTTTGACAGCAACAACCAGATCGCAGCAGCGACATCTGGCTTGACGTTGGCAAAGCTAATCCAAGCAAAAGAAATCTTGGATGCTGGCGATGTTGATCCATCAATCCCACGTTACATTGCTGTGTCTCCAAAACAGGTTACTGACCTGTTGAACAACACAACAGTAACATCAAGCGACTACAACACCGTCAAGGCGCTTGCGATGGGTGAAATCAACACATTCGTTGGCTTCAACTTTATCGTGACAAACCGTCTTGGTGTTGATGGTTCATCTGACCGCCGCGTATTCGCGTGGGCGCAAGACGGCATCAAAGTTGCGATGGGTAAAGAGCCTACAGCGCGTATCGATGAGCGTGCTGACAAGTCTTATGCAACACAGGTTTACTACTGCCAAACTCTAGGTGCGACACGCATGGAAGAGGCGAAGGTAGTAGAAATTCTTTGCCAAGAGTAAAAAGGTCGGGGCGGTTCGCCGCCCCCTCTCCCACATGGAGATAGCTGATGACGAGCCAAGTTGATATTGCGAACTATGCATTGAACCTAATTGGTGCATCAAACATTTCTGATTTTACTGAAGACAGTAAAGCGGCTCGGATTGTGAACCAGCGTTATGAAAGCGTGCGCGACACAGTGTTTCGTGCGCATCCTTGGAATTGCCTAATACGACGTGCAGAGCTTGCGCAAAGTACAACATCCCCGGCATTCGGGTATGCTTATCAATATGCAATCCCAACAGACCCTTACTGTTTGCGCGTTCTTGAGTTCAGCAATGGATCGCTGTCTTATCCGCAGGACAATATGTTCAGCAATACTGGCGGCCCTGTTTTTGTCATCGAAGGGCGAAACCTTCTGACTGACGAAGGCACTGCCAAGATAAAATATATCGGTCGTGTTACAGACCCCCAGCAATATGATGCAAATCTGATTGACGTGTTGGCGGCCCGGCTGGCGATGGAGACGGCTTATGCCATAACTGGCTCGACAACAATGGTGCAGCTAACCGCATCAATGTATGAAAGCAAGTTGAAGGAAGCTAGGTTTATTGATGGCACTGAGGGCGCACCTCAGGTGCTAGAGGCAAGTGACTTTATTGAAGCGAGGTTCTGATGGCTCGATCAGCACCAGCATATAGCTCGTTTACTGCGGGTGAAATCGGCCCCAAATTTGAGGGTCGCACGAATATTGAGAAATACCGTGAGGGCTTGTCTGACCTTACAAACATGATCGTGATGCCCAGTGGTGGCGTAACGCGTCGCCCGGGGACAAAGTTTTTAGATGAAGTCAAAGACAGCGCGGTAAAAACGCGCCTTATTCCGTTTCAGTTCAAGGCGTCTGATACTTACATCCTAGAGTTTGGCGATCAAATCATGCGCGTTTATCGCAATGACGGGTTGGTTTTGAGCGGTGGAGTGCCCTATGAATTGGCGACGCCTTATGCAGCAGCCGACATTTTCGATCTGCGTTTTGTTCAGTCAGCTGACACAATGTACTTTACGCACCCCAGTTATGATGTTCGCAAGTTAACTCGGACGGATCACGATGCTTGGGAGTTTTCTGTGCCAATCTTTATTGGCGGCTTGGATGAAAGAAAGTTTATTGAAGACATCACGCAGGCAAATCCCGGCGTTGTTACAGTCACTGCTCACGGATACAGCGACGGAGACGAGATTACCCTGTCAACCGTTGAAGGTATGATTGAAGTAACAGCCAAAAGCTTTCGCGTTGCTAATGCCACAGCCGACACGTTTACGTTGGTAAACGAGGCGGGCAGTGACGTTGACACAACATCATTTACGGCCTTTGAGGCTGGAGGCGGCGTAGAAGTTGCCTTGACAGCTGCAACCAAGGCAACGCCATGTGTGATTACAAGCAACAATCATCCATTCTTTGATGACGATGTTATTTACATCAAAGATGTCGTCGGCATGACTGAGCTAAACGACAGGCATTATATCGTGACATCAGCAACGACAAACACGTTTGCGCTGAAGGATATGTCTGGCACAGAGGTAAACTCAACTGGGTACACAACATATACAAGTGGCGGCACAGCAGAGCTGGCTGTTTCTAAAGTTCAAAAAATCCAGCCTGTTGGCACAGAGTTGAGCGGCACTGACAACCGCCCCAGCGTTGTTTCATTCTTTGAGCAGCGATTGGTTTTTGCGGCAACGAACAACAACCCGCAAACAATTTGGTTTTCCAAAAACGCTGACTACCAAAACTTTGACACAGGCACGGCTGACGATGACGCGTTGATTTATACGATTGCGTCAAACCAAGTGAATGCTATTCGGTATTTGTCTGCCACGCGCGTTATGACGATTGGAACGTCTGGCGGTGAATATGTTTTGACATCTGCCAATGATGGGCCCATTACGCCGACATCAACACTTATACGCAAGTATTCAAACTATGGATCATCAAATATTGAGCCTGTTCAGGTTGCTGATGTGACATTGTTCTTGCAGCGTGGCGCACGCAAGGTGCGTGAGTTTAAGTATGTGGGTGACATTGACATTTCTGCCTATGCAGCGCCTGACATGACGATCTTGGCTGAACACTTAACAGAGGGCGGTATTACTCAGTTTGCCTACCAGCAGGAGCCTGACAGCATCATTTGGACGCTGCGCAGTGATGGCACACTTCTTGGGCTTACATATCGCCGCGAAGAGAATGTTGTTGCTTGGCACAAGCATGTTATTGGCGGTGCGTTTGATGGCGGTCAGGCTGTTGTTGAAAGCATTGCATCACTTCCAACTGATACAGGCGAAGACGAGCTGTATATGGTTGTGAAGCGTACTATCAATAGTGCGACAAAGCGTTATGTTGAAAAGATGCAAACATTTAACTTTGGCGATGACACGACAACTGCATTCTTTGTTGACAGCGGTTTGACGTATAGCGGCAGCGCCGTAACGTCACTATCTGGCCTTGATCACCTTGAGGGCGAGACTGTAACGGTTCTTGCCAATGGGGCAGCGCACCCAGACCGCACAGTGTCTAGCGGTGCGATTTCTATGTCGTATGACACAACATCCGCAGCTGTGGGTTATGGTTATACAAGCTCAATGCAGACGATGCGAATTGATAGCGGCTCTGTTGATGGAACAGCGCAGGGCAAGCCTAAGCGCGTTCACGGTTTGACTGTGCGGTTCTATGAAACTGTGGGCGCTGAGATCGGCAATGACAGCGGAGAGACAGAGCGCATACCGTTTAGAAGCTCGGCAAACCCAATGGATGAAGCTGTTCCGTTGTTCAATGGCGACAAGACAATTGAGTTCCCGGGTGGTTTTGACGACGATGATCGTGTATATGTAAGACAAGACCAAGCGTTACCGATGACTGTGCTAGCACTGTTCCCACGTTTGAATACGTTTGATATATGAGGATAGGGAAGTTAGATGCCAACACCATTTGAAGTTCTAACATTAGGAATGAACATTCTTGGTGGGCTGCAGTCAAGAAGTTCGTCTAACGCCGCCGCCCGCCGCGCACAGGAAGCTGCAAACTTTAATGCAAGCCTGATTGAGCGTGACATTGATCTTCTTGAAAAGCAACGTGGCATCATCAACGCAAACTTTTTGGTGCAGCAGGAACGCGGCAGATATGCGTTTGAGCGTGATGTTCAAGCGACTGCGCGGTCTGGATTTGCTTACGCTGGCTTTGACATTAGCGTTGATACGCCAATGGAAATCTTGCGCGACAACGCTCGTGAATTTGATTATGAGCAATCAGTTGCTCGGTTCAACAATATGGTCACGAATATGCAGATTACAGACGAGCAGGAAAATGCTAGACTGAATGCAGAGTTGGCCCGGATGGAAGGTGCGTCGCAGGCATCTGGCTTGCGTGCGGCAGGCACAAAAAGCTTGATTAGCAGCTTGGGCCAGACAGCTCAATTGGGTTATGAGATGGATATATTTGCATGAGAATACCAGTTTACAGAAGTCGAGCTGCGTTAACTCAGGAAGCCCCCGGGCGTCGAATGACGGCCCGCATGCGTGGCGACGTTCTTGCCCGAGCTGAATTGCAAAAGGGCGAAGTCCTTGGCGAAGTGATTAATCAGGTCGGTGCATACGCTAAAATGCGTTATCAGGCCGCAGAAGAGACAAAGCTGAATGAGGCATTGCTTGAGGCCGAAGAGGGCATCAGGCAGGCTTCATATGAGCTGTCAAAGTCACCTAAGATTTATAACGTTCTGGATGGCGATGATCCTTTGTGGGATCAAGAGACCAGCGGGCTGCGTGATCAGATATTAGACAAGCTCGGTACAAACAGATTTACGCGAGAAAAGTTTACATCAAGATTTGATCAGCTTGAGCTGTCAACGCGCTTTCAGCTGCGCAACGTTGTAGATAAAAAGATTGTTGCAGCAGAGCAGGCAGCCGCAGCACGTCGCAAAGAGGCGACTGTTTTGAGTTTGTCTGATGCAGGCATTGGCGATCCGCAGGCTTCAATTGATTTGTACGCCAAGCTTCTTGGCGGTCATGAAATTGATGACAGCCGGGCTGTAAGCCAAGGTCGAGCAAACCCAACGTTGGTGCAGGCTGGCAACTTGGCGATGAAAAAGGCAATCGCTGCCAACGTTGTTTCATCTTACGCATCATCAGACCCAATGCTTGCTTTAAATCTTTTAGGAGCTTTGGAGATACAAGAAGCCTTAGACGCAGGAATTGATGTTGGCGTTGACGAGATGCCTGACATGGGTGACGCGGCATATGCTTTGTTTACTTTGCAGCAACTTCCAAAAGACGATGCCCTTGAGGTTATTGATAAAACCTTAAAAGTTGCAGAACGCTTTGCATCCGCTGCGGATAAAATAGAAAAGCGCGAAGAACAGGCGCAAAGCGAAATTATAGAAAGCGCAACCAATCGTTACTTTTACTATGAGCCCGATGAGGAATATGGCCTTAGCGATCTAGAAAAGTTCATCCCCGGCGTTTCATCATATTTAGATGTTATACCAGAAACAGGGCGCGTTAGCGGGGAGCAAGCTCGGCAGGCAATTGTAAACTACTTGGACACTTACAATGCTATAACTCCAGAGACGCGCAAAAAGTTTGAAGATACTGAGGAAGAGGTCACAGCGCCATACCGTGAAGTGTCTGTGCAGAAAGATTATGACGTACTTTTTGCACTTCGCCAAAGCGGCGATTTAATCGAGAAAGATGTAATTAATCTGAAATCAAGTTTATCTCGCGCTGACTTTGTTTACTTTATGAATGAAGTAACGAGCCGAAAAGAAAAAGCTGTCAAGGATGCTGAAGACTTTGCGAAGTCTACATTCCAATATGACGAGCAAGTGGCGCTAGACCCAGAAATGGCTAGGGCATCAAAGGCGGCGTATTATGCCGTCGTTAGAGAGTTGAATGCCGAAGTAACGCGTAGAAGCCTGTCTGAGCAAGGCCCAATGACGCCGCGTGAGATCAATAAGCTTACGCAAAGCCTGATTAATGATCAGCAAGATTTTTTCAAACAGCAGCTACGTCAAGACTACATTGGCACGATTGACCGTTACAACCAACTTTACAGCGGCGTTAACCTTGATTTAGGTTTAATTGACCCGATTGGCGATCTTGACGCTTGGTATGAAGGGCTTGAAGACCAAACAGCGCAGCAAAGAAACTACGCTCGCATTAAAGAAACCTTGAAACGTGAATACTTTGACAAAGGGTTCCAATACTAATGGCTGACTTAATCCAGATAGACACAGATGAGGAAATGGATAAGTACGCCGAGGCAGAGCTTATCTCTAGAAATCCCCCGCCTGTTGCTGCAATCAAGAAGAAAACGTTGAACTACAACCCGACAACAGGACGCAATGACGTTTTAACGCCGTTGTCTACTGGCGGTTATGTCAAGATTGGCGATGAGGAGCTGCCACGCACAGAGAAGGTGCAGCAGTATGCTCGTGAGTTAGAAAACATCGGCGTGCCATTTGACATGGCTGACTATGAGGCTGCTGGCTTTAGCGCAGAAGAAGTGCAAGCGGCTGGCGTTATGCCTGTTGAGCAAGAGAAGACTGGACGCACCGAGCCACTGCGTGAGGGTGAGGAGCTGCGGTTGCGTCGTGAGGGTGAGGCGATTGCAGCACCATACGATCCGACGCTACGTCAAAACACAACTGACACACTGCGTGAGATATTCGTTGCGGCTGGTTTGGATGATTTCCAAGCACGTCAGATTGCAGAAGGCTTGATTGGCAACCCGAATGCCACACGCGATCTAGGGATTGGCGTTGCAGACTTTACACCTGCTGGCTTGTTCTTTGGTGCGCAGGAAGGCTATCGGACATTTGAGCGTGGCATCAATACAGGCGATGCAGCAACGATTGGCATGGGTGCCTTAGAGGCTGGCTTGTCATTGCTTGAGGCTGTGCCGCTAACAGCAGCGGGTGCAAAGGCAGCTAAGGCTGGCATTCCGACATTGCGCAATGCTTTGACCGAGGTTGGCAAAAGATTGAACCAGCCTGGTGATATGCCGACAACTAGCGCGTTTGGAGTGGGCGCGATTGATGATGCCAAGCCATCAGCAGCAGAGCTGCGCAGGCAGGCAAACATCCAGCGCTTTGGCTATGACCCCAACGAAGCCCCTGACACATCGTACCGCATGGAGCATCAGCCAAGAGGGCCAGAAGACGGCGAGGGCATTCGGCTGGATGACTTGACCAAAAACATATCAGGCGAACAAGCTGGCTATCCTGACGACTTCTACACACCGCGTGGCGCAGATATTTACGCGCGAGGCCCAAGCTTTCCTGACGATGAATACGGAATGGCTAATCAAGAAAGCTACAAGATAATTACGTCTGTGCGCAACAATCCTGACGCAGAGGTCACGATCTATCGTGCTGTTCCTGACGAGGATGCAATCACCACTATTAACCCCGGCGACTTTGTAACCCTTAGCCGCACATATGCTGAAGTGCACGGCGCAAGTGGGTATGGACGTTCTGGCGATGAACCCGGTAAAATACTTGAGCAAAAAGTAAAAGTTCGTGATATTTATTGGGACGGCAATGATGTGAATGAATTTGGCTATTTCCCAGAGGAACAGTAAATGGCAGTAGACCCGACAAAACTAGCCGAAGAGCAGGAACAACGCCAGCGCATCACAGCAGCTGGTGCGCCTACTGAGTTTGCTAAAGGGCCAGAAGCAGACGTACAGCTTGCAGGCGGCGGCACAAGAGCATTGATGGAGGTGCTGGACAGACTAGGCCCAGCGCGTAAGCCTGTCGTCCCTGCTGATGCAGACACGGCTCTACCACCGGGCGTTTCGCCAGAAACAAGAACGCAGCCACAACGTGTGCCAACACCGCAGGAGGTTGGCGTTGTGCCAGCCCCGGGCGAATACTCTGAGCGTCGGACGCAAGAAATCTTAGCGCCACAAGTTCTATCGCCAGAGGGCGCAGCAGAGTTTGAGCGTCGTGGGTTTAGAGCTGAAGAGCCCGTTGAGGAAACAATCATTCAGGACGCGGCGACTGCATTGGATGAGCAGGCGGCAGAGGCCGAGCAGCTCGTTGATGATGTCAAGACACAAGCGCGTGATGCGCTGACAGCCGAAACCAGAGGGTTTAAGCCAGAGACAGGCGTGGCAGATGAGGAGCTAGCAGATCAGGTCATTGATCAGCTAACACTGCGCCAAGGTGAAATTAAGACACTAGAAGACGGCGGCGACTTTAACTTTGATTATATGACGACAACAGATGACGTCAAAGAAACCATTACCGCACTTTCTGAGGTGTATAAGGATCAGACTAACGCAGCCAAGCGTGGGTTTATCTCAAACGATATGACAGCGGCAAATGCGGCTCAAGTTATCGCAGACGAGGTTGGCCTAACCCGCACGCTACTAAAGCGCAAGATCGGGGATGGTACGCTAAACGCTGAGACAATGCTGGCGGCGCGTGAGCTGTTGGTGCGCAGCGGTCAGAAGCTGACAGACTTAGCGTCAAAGATTAAAGGCGGCACGGCAAATGCCGGGGATCGTTTGGCGTTCCGCAGACAGTTGGCAATCCATGCTGGCATTCAGTTGCAAGTCAAGGGCGCACAGACAGAAGCAGCCCGCACATTGCAGTCGTTCCAAATCAAGGTCGGCGGTGAGCTTAGTGCAGTAGAGCAGGCGCGTGAGGCGCAGCGTTTGTTGCAGGAAAGCGGCGGGGCTGATGTTGTAGATGCAATGGCAGACAGCTTGCTTAAGGTATACAACGAAAACGGTGAAAAGGGCCTTAACGAGTTTGCGCGTGGCGGCTGGAGAGCCAAGACACGTCAGGTTGTGTCGGAAGCCTACTTGGCTGGCCTCCTCAGCAACCCAGCAACGCAGGTAAAGAACGTCGTGGGTACTATGTCATTTATGGCCTATCAGCTACCAGCTGAGATGATTGCAGGCATGTATGGGTCTGTGATCCGCAAGGGTCGGGGGGCGTTAAAGCTGCCGATCCGCGATGATCAGGTGTATGTTGATGATGCTATGCTACGCTTCAAGGGCTGGATGGACAGCTTCAAAGATGCGATGAAGGCAGCATCGATTGCTTGGCGGTCAGAGGTTCCTGCATCCGAGGCCAGCAAGCTGGACATTGAGAACTATACATCTATCGCTGGTGAGAGCGATGCTTGGACATCCAAAGCAATCTCTGAGTTTGGCAAGCGCGTGCGCATTCCATTCCGTTTACTGCTGTCAACAGATGAATTTTTTAAAACAACCTCACAGCGCGGTGAGCTGTATGTGCAGGCCAACAAGGCGTACAAGAAAGCATTACGCAACGGCAAGACTGTAACAGAGGCGCAAGACGAGGCGGGTATGCTCTTGCTTGATCCGCGTTCAGTGTCTGAGCAATTAGACTATAAAGCCAAATACGACACATTGCAGAGCGATCTGGGCCAGTTTGGTAAGGTTACAGGAATGGCGCAGCGTGTAGATGTCGCAGGCATTCCAGTAGGTCGCATGATACTACCTTTTGCCACTGCACCGACAAACGCATTCCTGCGCTCTACTGAGTTTGCAGCGTTGAACCCAAAGTTTTATGCTGACTTCTTAGGCAAGAATGGCCCACGCGCACAGCAGATGGCACTGGGTCGGCTGACTGTTGGCGGGGCAACTATGGCTGTTGTCGCTGATTACGCACTTCAAGGCAGCATTACAGGCGGTATGCCAAGCGATCCAAAGGTGCGCGAGGCTTTACCGCCAGGCTGGCAACCATACAGCTTTGTGTTTAAAGGTGAAGGCTTCCCAGAGGACAAGCCGCTATATGACGTATATGGTCGTCCCAATGGCCCGCTAGAGTATGTGAGCTATTCTGGATATGAACCAGTTGGCGCAGTCATTGCTGTGACTGCTGACGTAATACAAAAGACACAGCTGACACGCGATCCAGAGCTGCGTAATAATTATATTGCTGCCAGCGTTGCATCTGTTGTTGATTATTACAAAGAGCTGCCAATGTTGCAGGGTTTGTCAGACGTTGCGTTTGCTCTTGAGTATAACGATCCTATGCGTTTCTTCCGCAGCCCAGCCGAGGCAGCAACGCCAATCGGGCTGCCAAGTCCAGTCAGCTCATTGCAGCGTGCAGGGGGCCGCATTGTTGACCCGCGTGTACTACGCCCACGGCAGGACGTCGAATACTACACAATGGCAGACATTGAAACCAAGAATGAAGACGGCACATATGTCTTTGCCAAGCCAGACGGCAAGCCAGACTATTCTATGGTTGGCCTGCCTAAAGGTGATTTCGGCAGCAGCATAATCAACATCATGTCGGATTTGTCTGCGTACCAATCTAAGGACAGCGTGTTCCGCGATGAGTATGATCGCAACGTGCCTGTCTATGATACGCTTGGCAACGAGATCGGCGCTAACGATGTTAGCCTAGCAACCAAGCCCGGCTTGGCAATCTTTAACAACCTAAGCGGCATTCGTATCCGCGAGGGTGAGGAGATCACGGACACGCAGGCAGAGCTTATGCGGCTGGCAGCCATGACAGGCGGGTGGCCTTTGACAAACCCAACAAGCAAGGAGGGCATACGTTTATCGCAAGGTGCGCAGTCTGACCTTGTGAACATCGCAAAAAACGAAGTTGAAATCCGACAGGCTAGAATTGGACGCGTTACTTTTAATGAGGCTCTAGAGGCGATGACAACAACAACGTCAAATCCGCTTGGTAGAGCTTATGACCAAGCGTCAGACAAAGAGCGTGTTAATCTTATAAAGGCATTAAACAAGCAGTACTTGGATGCTGGGTTTAGGGTCTTACTTCAAATGCCAAGGTATGCTAATTTAGCGCAAGCGTATGGCGATCTACAGTCACTAAAGGATGAGAGATGACAGTAAGCAGCAGCACAAATAAAGTAAGCTACGCGGGCAACGGCGCACTCACAACCTTTGCCTATACTTTTAAGATTTTTGATCAAGATGATTTGACTGTTATCTTGCGGGCCAGCGACGGCACAGAAACAACCCAAACAATCACAACGCACTACACAGTAACTGGCGTTGGCGACAACGGTGGCGGGAATGTTGAGTTTGTTACGGCACCCGCCTCTGGTGTTACTGTTGTTATTGTTCGAGAGCAGCCGCTTACTCAAGGGCTTGACCTTGTTCCAAATGATCCTTTTCCTGCTCAGTCGTTAGAAGACGCTCTTGATAAAATCACGTTTATGGCGCAACGCATTGAGGAGATCACGGATCGATCTCTAAAGTATAGCGTTGGTGATAGCGTTATTTCATCAGAAATTCCGTCAACATTAGATATTCGTGGCAAGGTTCTTGCGTTTGATGAGGTGTTTGGAAAGCCAGTTGCTGGCCCTGAAATTGCTGATGTTTCTACGATTGTAGAAATCACAGCCGACATTTCCACACTTGCTGACATTCAAGATGGAACAGTCGCAACAAATGCGATAACTATAGTTTCCGCCAGAGCTTCAGATATTCAGTCGCTTTCTCTTTTAAGCGATGAACTTGTTACCATTAACAGCATTAGCTCGTCTATAACTTCTCTTAATGGGATTAAGCCGTCTATTACAACTGCCGCAAATTATGTCAGCGACATTTCTACTGTCGCGGGTTCTATTGGTGAAGTCCAAGCTTTAGGCACTGGGACTGCTGTTGCAAACATGGCAACTTTGGCGCCAGAAGTAGCTGACATCAATAGCCTTGCTTATGTTGAAGATGGGACGCTTGCCACTAACGGATTAAGCAACCTTGCAAATAATCTTGCGGCATTGCTTGCTGTAAATTCCGACTTAACAGAGATTAACACAGTTGCTGGGATTAGTTCTGATGTTACTACAGTGTCAGGCATTTCAGCGAACGTAACAACAGTTGCTGGTCAAACAACAAACTTGCAGAATGTTACTGATAACTTATCTGCAATTCAAAATGCATCAACGAATGCGTCAAATGCAGCAGCATCTGCCACGGCTGCTGCGGTAAGCGCTGCGGCTGCGGCTGCAAGCGCAGATACGTTTGATGACACTTATCTAGGCTCTAAGGCATCTGACCCTACGACAGACAATGATGGCGATGCTTTGAATGCGGGTGATTTGTATTTCAACACAGCCAGCAACACCTTGAAGGTGTACAGCGGATCAGCTTGGCAAGATGCAGCGATTGACAGCTCTGGATTTGTTCAGACTACTGGCGATACCATGACGGGTAACTTATCCTTCGGCGACAACGACAAAGCCATCTTTGGTGCTGGGTCTGATTTGCAGATTTACCATGATAGTGCAACGCCAAGGTCTGTTATCACTGATGCTGGCGCAGGGCCATTAGAAGTGCTTGCAAGCCAATTTAACATGAAATCCGAGGATGGCTCTAACGACTTTATGAGGGCAAATTCGTCAAGTGTTAAACTTTATAACGGTAATGATGTAATTCTAAACGCCACGTCCACAGGTGTAGACATCAATGGGACTTTGACCAGCGATGGGCTGACTGTGGAGGAAAGTATTTCTTCGGTTATTTCGCCTGTAACAGGAACAATTGGAAGGTTTATAAATAACGCAAATTCTTCTGATGCTGCCATTGTTGATATTGTTGGGGGAAATACAAGTATAACAAGCGGGGAAGCTATTTCTGCTCTTTATTTAAGTGATGCAAATGCAAACGGTAGAGGTCGTGTCCAATATAACCATCAGAACGACAATCTTGAGCTATATTCAGCAGCAGTCCCTAGATTAAACATCGCCAACAACGGCGACATCAGCTTCTACGAGGACACAGGCACCACGCCAAAGTTCTTCTGGGATGCGAGTGCTGAGAGCTTGGGGATTGGGACGACAACTTTACCCGCATCAGCTTCTGCAAAGCTGACTTTAGCTGCAAGCGGCTCTTCAACCACAGGCATTCAGCTTCATGGCGTAACTGGAAATGGCGGCCTTTATATTAAAGGTGGCGGCGGCGAGGGTATATTTTACACCTACAGTGAGGCCTTGGGTTCTGAAAGCTATGCAGAACGCATGCGTATCGACAGCAGCGGTAATGTTGGGATTGGGACGAGTTCGCCTAATAAAGCCATTGATTTAGGTTGGACAACAACGAGTTTTGGTTGGGCTTTTGGGGCTGACCCTACAACATATCAAGCAGGACTTGACTTTAACAATACAACTCGTGTGCTTGACCTTCACTCAACTGCTCCAGACGCATCAACAGCATTAACTTTTTCTGTTGGAAGCGGCGGCACAGAACGCATGCGCATCACATCAGGCGGGGACGTGCTGGTGGGTAAGACGAGTTCGAGCTTTAGCACTGTTGGCTCTGAATTTGGAAGCGCCTTAAACTCAGAGGGATGGGTTTCATTCCTTACATCTAATAACACTACTGCCAATGTCGGTGGTACGATTGCACTCAACCGTAAAAGCACGGATGGTAGTATTATCGGTCTCTTTAAAGACGGCTCCTCGGTGGGGAGTATTGGGAGTTACTCTGGGTCTTTCCTAAAGATACAATCAGCAGGCAATCAGTCAGGTACACTTTACGGCACTACTGCGCATTATCCACTTAAAAACGATGCGCTAAGTGATGCTGATATTGACCTTGGTGGAACAAGCAACCGCTTCAAAGACCTCTACCTGTCTGGCGGTGTATACCTTGGCGGCACTGGGTCGGCTAATAAGCTGGATGACTATGAGGAGGGGACTTGGAACCTTGGAACTAACAGTGATCCAACTGGTGTTATTGCTGCAAACTCTTACGGTTTGTATCGCAGGGTTGGGGATTTAGTTTTCGTACAAGTTGTTTTTCAGGTCAGCACAAACTTCACCAACTATTCTATCAGCGGGCTTCCTTTTAACCCCAAAAATGAAAACACAATCGTATCCAGTGTTCACAGTATGGGGACTGTGAGAGCCTCCAATGCTGTTGTTTTTGCCCAAGTGTCTAACGGGTCAAACTTAGTAACTTTCTTGGACAGTTCTGGAGCAGGGTACGTTCCAACAACCGTAAGAGACCCTTTCCGCTTCAGCATAACTTACAGAGCAGTTTAATAACCCACTGCATAGCTTTGGGTCGGACAGTCCAACCATCACAGGAGATAAACGATGGCACTAACAGAAGAAACAGTACAAGACAAAATAGAGATCGTAGGCGACTTCAAGCACGTTCAGGTGCGTACAGCCACGGTCATCAAGCGTGACGGTGTAGAGATCAGCCGATCCTTCTCACGCCATGTCGTTGCACCAGATGCAGACATCACAGGTGAAAGCGCAGAGGTGCAAGCCATCTGTAACGCAGTTCACACACAAGCGGTTAAGGATGCTTATGCCGCACACTTAGCAGCACAGGAGACACCATAATGGCTGTCACATACACATGGTCAGTACCAATGACAGAACGTAACTTGGCAGACGGTGGCATTACTGTAATCCACTGGCGTTGCACAGGCGTAGACGGTGATTACTCTGCGTCCAGCTATGGCACAACTAGCCACACACCAGATGCGGATGCGGATGGTTTCATTGCTTACGATAGCGTAACGGAAGCCAACTGCATTGCATGGGCGCAAGCCGAAGTAAACCAAGCGGATGTTGAGGCGGCGATTGCTGCTAAGATTGAAGCTGACAAAACCCCAACCAGCGCAGCGGGAGTACCGTGGGC